CAAGTCCTAGTGCAGATATTGACAGAGCTGAAATGTATTTTTATACAGGTGGTACTGACAAACTAGTTTACAAAGAAAAAGCTACAGTACAACTAAGTGAAGAAATGTGGAATCAAAGCAAATTTGGACACGGTTATGATGCTATTGGATTTGATGTAACACCGTTTGATGCATGTAGTGATAATGTAATTGGTAAATTATTTGACTTAATAAGAACCAAAATTTTTATAGGAACACATCATGTAAAATATAATAAATTGTGGTTTAAGTTATTGTTTAGTGCAATATTACAAAATACAGCAGATGACTTTGCATTTAAAACTACATTTACACATCTTGGAGTAAAAAGACCATTGTTAACAAATAAAGCAAAATATCAAGAATATAATATAGAAGTAGTTGAAAACTTTGTCAACAGTATTAAACCATTTCATACAAAATTATTAAGCAGTATGGAAAGTAATACACATGGTGAATCAACAAATATAGAAATTGAAGATATTACTCGCAACAATGTAATTACATTTAACTACGCAGATCATAGTACTAGAACTTGGGCAGGTGATAGTGTGCTAATGGGCGGAGGATTAAGAATTGACGATACTAATGGCAATGTAGATTATTCATTGTTTACTCACGTACAAGCTGATTTAACAGATGATTACAATGGACAAGTGTTTGTACAACCAGCAACTGAAGGTTGGGGCGAAGAACTTGTACCCACAGACTTTACAGAGAATATCAACATGCTAGTACAAACAAACGCTAGTGGATCAACAGTTACAAACGATAGTAGAGCATTTAGAATAGTACAGTTTCAACCAATGGACATACAAGAAAGTCATGCTATTGTGGATTTAAAGAAAGCTGAATTACTTGCTAATGCTACAGTATTTGATGATGAAATTACAGTTCATGACATAACTGCATTAGATGATCCTAATAACTTAGGTGCTAATAATTTAGTGCCAGGTGTTGCGTGGATAGGAACTGAACGTATTGAATACCTAGCTATTGACGCAACTGGTCCAGGAACGGCAGGTAAACTTATTGGAGTTACAAGAGGTACACTTGGTACAAGTCCAAAAGCACACAGTATAGCTGATGAAATATGGAACGCAGGACCAAGCACACGAATACCAACACTTAAAAAATTCTCACATTACGGTGATGGTTTAAGGCTAGCATACAATGATTACAGTACAAGCCTTGCATCAGCTGGAACAACCCCTGAACACGCATTCATTAGAAGTGTAGGTAAGGGAACGATATAAATACATTAAATGGAAAGAGCAATGAGCCTAGATAATTTAAACGACACATCATTGATAGGAATTGAGGGACATATTAAGATATGGGATCCTGAATCAGGCGAGGTACTAGTTCGTAGAAGAAATGCAATTAATTATGAAAATATGAGTATTGCAATAGCTAGTCTATTAGCAAATGAAGCAGGTAATACAGGTACCCATCAAATTGCTACAATGAGATTTGGTAACGGAGGGACTACTATTGATGGTCTCGGAGCAGTTACATATAAAGCAACAAATACCAATAGTGCAAGTGGTGCTTTATATAACCAAACATTTAACCAAGCAGTAGATGAAGCAGTAAGCGGAAGTGCTCTTAACGGAACAGAAATTAGTCATACAGCACCTAACACCTTTACAGATGCAGTAATAACATGTACACTAGATTACGGAAGTGTAACAGGACAAGATACAACAGATACAGCATCTAGTATGAATGGAACGTATGTATTTGATGAACTAGCAGTTTATTCGGGTAACAACGATTTGTTAACCCATGTAATTTTTCATCCAGTACAAAAAAGTGCGAATAGAAAAATACAAGTAATATATACTTTAAGAATTAGATCGAGTTTTGCAGACTTATAATTGAGGAAATAATATGCCATATACAGTAGATTACAGTCAAAGTAGTAAAACAGCAATTATTGTCAATGATGGGACAATAGACACCAGTACAAGTCTTGGACTTATTGGAAAAAACTATACACGCTTTGGTGAAACATTAAACGAAAACTTATTACATTTGTTGGAAAACTTTGCTAACACAAATGCTCCATCAAATCCATCAGAAGGACAACTTTGGTACGATACCACAAACAGCCTATTGAAATTATACGATAACGGAGTTTGGACTACTATTAGTACAAGTGCAGGAACAACTAAAGTTGAATTTAGAAATAGAAAAGACACAGGCGGTAATTATCACAAAACAATTGAACACATTGTAGATGGCAACATTGTAACAATTATGGTTGATGATACTACAGCCTGGACACCTCACGCAGATGAAAAATTAGAAGATGGTACAACGGCATTGAGTACACAATTTGCTAGTATACAATCTGGTGTAAACATGAACAGTACAACACATTATAAGTTTAGAGGTATTGCTACAAGTGCAGAATATGCTGACCTTGCTGAAAGGTATGAAGCAGATGCAGAATATGAAGCTGGCACAGTAGTAAAAATAGGTGGTGATAAAGAAATTACAGAAACAACAGAAGAAGTAGATGATGATGTATTCGGAATTGTAAGTGCATCTCCAGGTTTTGAAATGAATGCAGGTGCAGGATCAGACGCTACACATCCTTTTGTAGCACTAGCTGGTCGAGTACCATGTAAAGTAATTGGGCCTGTAAACAAAGGTGATAGACTAGTATCTAGTACAACACCGGGACATGCTCAAGCAGAGAAAAAAGGTGATACTATTAGAAGTATAATTGGTAGGTCATTAGAAAGCAAAGATTCCGACGAAGCAGGAACAGTTGAAGTAGTAGTTGGGGCAAGATAAATGGCACAATCTGCTGGAGAACTAGCTACTAATGAACAATATAACTTAGTTGCTGTAGATGTAAACAAATTTTTTGGTGACCAGTTTTCTTCAGCCGCGGTAACTGATGCAAATCGTGTAAACACACATAAATTTGGTTGGGGTTCAGTAAACCTTGATGATGCACTAGTAGATGGCACATTGATTACTGCTGAGCGTTTACAAGGAATGGTGCATAGAACAAACATTGCGAACAATCATACAGAATTAACCGATACTGTTTTAGTTTTTGCTGTACCTGCTAATAGAACCACAATAGCAACAGGAACACCTGTTAGAGCAGAAGACTTAAACTTAATTAGAACTAAAATTATACCAATTTTAGCCAACAACAAACATCTTACAATAGATGCTACCAATGCAAGTGCTTTTGTAGCAAATAGTTCAGGTTACAGTAGGTCTACAACGTGGAATACTCAACTTGTAGGAGAACACAAATGGTCCTGGGCTAGTTACAATAAAGCTAGATACTTTTTCAATGGTGGCGGACAACTAAGAGTTTCACTAAACATGACTGGCGGAACAACTGCTGGTTACTATAACTGGAGTGATGTTATTAACGAAATGGGTGTTTTAAACTTCAATTGGGATACCCTTACGCAAAGTGCGGCTATTACCAGTGGTACGTCAACTGGTAAAGGTTTTTATGATTTAACTCAATACTACGGTGATGGTAGTGATGCTGGAGCGTCAGACGAAGGTCTATTGTTTACATCAAGCGGTGTAACAATAGGAAGAAAAGTTGGAACATATGGTAGCACATATGGCTATGGCTTTGGTTATATTAGTGGACAAGGTCTTTATCCACAATGGGCTGATCCAAAAGGTGGTAGCTACGGCGGTGTATACATAAGTGCCTATAGTGCTTATAGCACATATCAACAATTAAAATTTAAAATATATGGAAAATACATTGATGCTGGTGCTGGAGTACAATTTAAGTTGGTGCTAGATGATACAACTCATGCTAACATAGTAGACGGATCAATAACACCAACATGTAGTTACTTAATGCCAGATACATTAACTATTGACACAACCAGTTTTGATGTTACACCTGCTCCTACATTCGCAATAGTTAACGACTTTACAAGTGCAGACGACAGTTAAAAAACACTTGACAATCCTAACATAAATAAGTTATAGTAGTATATAATTATAGGAGAAACTCAATATGGACGAGAGACTCGAAAAAGCGTTGGAATTTGCAAATTATAGAATTACACTAGGTAATCAAAAACGCACTTTAAAACAAAGAACACAAGTTCTACAAACAGTACATTACTCAAAAGGTGTATTTTTTGCTGATCATGTAACTATTAGTTTTGTTAAAACATTACTTGATTCTAATAAAGAAGATAGTATCATTGTTGATACAAAAGAAAATCCTATTCATATAGAAGATTTAAAAGAATTTTTAGATACATTGATAAGTGCTTATACTGAAGCAATGAACGAATACAAAGTACAGTCAGATAAAATTAAAAAGGCTAGAAATATTAAGAGCCTGATGGATTGGTAACAAATGTCAGAGAAAAAAGGAAATGGCATTTGTATGTTCTGTTACAATAACGAGCAGTTAGATTATATAAAATTTGCTCTTCTTGCCGCTAGTTATGCTAAAAAATCAATGGATAACATTGATGTTACATTAATAACTGATGATGGTACTGTAGCATGGATGGAACAATCACATGACGAAGAACTGATAGGAAAAACATTTAATCAGATATTGATTAAACCAGTTGAATATGAATCTAATCCAAGAAAACATATGGATAGTCCATGGACAGAATTCAATGCTCAGTTTACAAATAGTAATAAACATATGGTATACGAATATACTCCGTATGAACGCACACTATTAATTGATACTGATTATTTAATTACCAACAATTTTTATAGTTATATTTTTGACACCGATGAACCTATTGCACTACATAGGTATGCACAATACATTGGCGGTGAAATGCCATATACAAACGAAATACATTTAAATGATGCTGGAATCAATCATTGGTGGAGTACAATAGTTTATTTTGATCAAAGTGAACAAAGTAAATTGTTCTTTGATATTTGGACACATGTTAAAGATCATTGGGAATACTACAGTTTATTATATCAATATCCAAGACAGTTATTTAGAACAGATTTTTGTGTAAGTATTGCCTGTCAGTTGATGAATGGATTTAATAATGATAATTTCATACATGATTTTTGTGGTACACCTTTGATAAACATGGATCAAAAAGATGATATAGCAAAAGTTAATGCGTTGAATGATTATGTATTTTTAAAACATAATAGGGTAGAGCAATGGAAAAATATATTGTGTAGATATACCGATACAAATCTTCATATTATGAATAAACGTGCATTGGACAGAAAGTATCCAGAAATTATAGATATGTTTAAAGTAGGTGAAAATGTCTGAAACTCCAAAAAGAGGATACATTACACTAGGTATTAATACCGATGAAGATAAAATAAGATATTGTTATGCTTTGGCACTTAGTATAAAAGCATGTGATCCTAATGCAAGTGTAACACTGGTTGTAGATAAAAATGGACTTGGTAACGTACAAAGTTACTATAATCATGCATTTGATTATATGGTAGAATTACCACATGGTAATAGTGCTTATAAAGATGGCTTTCATGGCATGAACTTGTGGCAGGTATACCATTGTACTCCTTATCAAGAAACAATATATGTAGATTACGACACACTATTTGTAAATGTAGATACAAACAATCTATGGAATACAATGAGTCAGAATGATATTAGTGTACCTGTTAATGCGTTAAGTTATAGAAATTATCCTGTGCCAAATTTTCCTAGATTTGAATACGAACTACAATACAATTTGCCACAATTTTATTTTAATATGATTTACTTTAATAAATCCGTAACAGCAAATCACTGGTTTAAAATGGCTGATCCCGTTATGCAAAATTGGAGAGATGTTTACAATAATCAGTTTAATGATAAAAAACCTGACAAATTTGAAAAAAATTTACTAGGTAATGTCATTACACATTTTATGGATATGCAAAACGATATAGGAGTTGTTTTAAATAATCATTATGACTTGCATTCAGCCTCACATGGAGTTTTTCCTAACCCAGAAGCGATACCAAAAAATTGGACTGATATGCTCAACTATTGGGTAACTACAAATAGAAAAATACAGATAGAGAATAGTATCATCAGCAGTGGAATTATTCATTACAGTGATGAAACGTTTTTAACAGACGAAGTGATAGATGTCTTCAGAACCAGCATTACTAAACGAACTTGATAAACCTAAAAGTCCGCCTAAATGGTGTGTATACTATGAACATGATACTGGTGATATTGTTACTGTAACCAATCGTTATAAAGACTTTATAAAGAGTCCGTATGTATTCACTGAAAGTGATGATGCAAGGAAAATACTTATGGGGCACTTGGATCCAAAAAAATTTGCTGTTGCTGACATACGTGGTGCTTTGACGTTCGTAGAAAAGTCAGCAGTATTACGTCTTAAAGAAGCAGAACGAAAACTAAGTTTAATACCTATATCTAAGACAAAAGCCGATGTTAATATTATAATGTATATTAATAGTTGGAAGCTAGAGGTCAACTTTAATCAAGATACATTGTACAGAATGACTGGCAAACGCCATGTTAAAACTATTAACATCAATCCAGAACAACAAGGAAAGTATGATAAAATTGCTTTTTACCTAATTAAAGACAATGACCCAAACTTTCTCATTAAGCAAATAGAAATTGATCCATCAGAATTAATGGAAGAAGGATATCTTGTTTTTGACATGTCTCCACTTAGACGTATAGCTGGTTTAGGTGAAATTACAATAATGACTAAGAAAATATTTAAGAGTTATCGCTTGGAGAGAAAAGCAACTTTTACAGGTGTAGATTATTCAACAAGATATACCAAGAGAAGATCATACCAAGTACCTTATAGAAAAAACAATGACATCGATAGTGATTTTACTATTTCTAAAAAAGATAATTTATACCTAATACAAAGTAACTTTGGAGATCCACAAGAACATAAGATATATAATGACATAGGAATATATATTACTGATCCGTTAAATCCAAATAGTTTACTCGCAGAATTAACATTGCCATTATCAAAACTAGGGTGGCACGGATTCATAGAAATTGATACAAAAGTTCCTTTAGAAAAATGTGGATTCTTATGTAAAGAATCTGCCACCAAACTATCGTTTGATTACGCAAAGGAGATACCAGCATGAACATGACACCAGTAAATGAATTTGACTTAATTTTTATAAGTTATGATGAACCAAATGCAGATGCAAATTATGCAGATCTATTAGATAAATGTCCGTGGGCAAAACGCAGTCATGGAGTATGGGGCAGTGATGCCGCTCATAAAGCCGCGGCGGCAATGAGTGATACAGAACGTTTCATTACTGTAGATGCAGATAATATTGTAAGAGAAGATTTTTTTAATGCTGAACTTGATATGAGTAGAATTAGAGGTACTGATGTTATTAGTTGGGCAGGTAAGAATGCAGTAAATGGTTTGGTTTATGGTAATGGTGGTATAAAGTGTTGGCCCATTGATGTTGTTAATAGAATGCGTACACACGAAGCGGCTCCTGAAAGTGACAAAGCGGCACAGGTTGACTTTTGTTGGAATATACATTATGTACAAATGAATAATATTTACTGTGATGTAGCAAACAATGGTAGCCCATTGCAAGCATGGAGAGCTGGTTTCCGTGAAGGTGTCAAGATGGGGTTAGAAGGTGGAGATGTTGTTGATCCTAAAGATTTAAAGCGTATACACCAAGATAATTACAAAAGACTGCTGGTATGGATGACAGTGGGTGAGGACACAACCAACGGACTTTGGGCTATATACGGATCTAGGTTAGGCTGTCACATGACCAATGTAGAAAGACGTGCATGGGATTGGCGCAATGTAAGAGATTTCGATTGGCTCAGTAAATTTTTTACAGACGAGTTATTTCCTGAGTTTGAAGGCGGTGATCAATTATGTGTAAATACTGGGGTAAGCTGGGATTGGGATAAACTCAAAGCAAAAACAGTTGAACTAGGAGAAGACCTTCGTGGTAAACTTGACTTGGAAATTAGTGACTTGGATTGGACTGGCAGTAGATTCTTTAAGAAAGTATATAAGAATCCACATAGGCTTGGCGCAATGGTCAGAGAAGACCAAGTAGATGATACAATCGGATAGTAAAACATGTATGTTAGCTTCAAATGGATATGATCAAAGATCAAGAGCCGCATGTTGTTTTATTAAACACAAATCGTATCCTAACAGTACTGCTAAAAGCTGGTTAAATTCAGACCGGTCCAAAGAAATAAGACAAGCACTTGCTCGTGGTGAAGAGCATCCTGCATGTGAAAAATGCTGGCAAGACGAGTCTAACAAAAAATCCAGTAAAAGACAGCATTCCAATAAATTGTCTCCGCACACTACAGATTCTGAAGGAGTACTTAGACATCTTACACTATTCAGCGGAAATAAATGCAACTTAGCTTGTAGAACTTGTGGAGCTCATAGTAGTACAAGTTGGATCAAAGAGCACAACCGGATTAATGAACAAAATAAAAAAATTCCAATATATGATTATAGAGCAGTAGTTAAAAAATTTAATCCTGACGTAATTGATGTTCCATTGGACAATTTAGAGTATATTGACGTGCTTGGAGGTGAACCTTTTTATGAAACTGATCATTTAGTATTTTTAGAAAAAGTTTGCAGAGAAGCTGATCCTAGTAAGATTACACTTTTTTATAGCACAAATGGCACTAAAAAAATAAACCCAGACATTGAAAAAATGTTTGATAAGTTCAAAGATATACGCATCAATTTTAGTATTGATGCAGTAGGCAAAAAATTTGAATACATAAGAACACTAGGTGTATGGGATCAAGTTGAAGAAACAATAGCATACTGGAAAACTAGACCAAATGTAATGTTAAAAAATCATGCTACAGTTAGTATTCTTAATATGATGTATCTAAAAGAATTGTATGAATACTTTGTTGAACGTCAAGGTTTCCCTAAATTTGGACATATGGGCTATACATATGTAGTTAGACCTCCACATTACAGTTACAGCGTTATAAGCAATGACAAAAAAACAAAAAACATGGATTGGATTTTACAAAGTATGTCTTATGGACAACATCATACCAAAAGTATCCAAAACTATTTGACAAGTGCTGAATACAAAGAAGAAGATTTTAAACATTTTCTTTATGCAATTAAATATACAATAGATTTTAGAAAATTGGATATACAAGACTATTTGCCAGAATTGTGTAAGGTGCTAGAACTATGAGCTATTGTAAATTATTCAAACATGGTGTTACTATTGATCCAGACGGCAGTATATTGCCTTGTTGTGTATTTGACAAAAAAGACTATCCTAAGTTTGCATTTGAAGACGATTGGTACAGCAAACAAATGGAAATGTATGAACAGAGCAAGCATGGTTGGCTTGATGCATGTCATGGGTGTAAGACTGTTGAAGAACGTGATGGTCACAGCTATAGAACAACCTATAATAGAAAACTCGAAAACTTTGACGCACAACAAGGAATACTATTTTGGGATTTAAAAATTAATAATACATGCAATCTTGCTTGTAGGATTTGTAGTGCCTTTGCTAGTAGTACATGGGAACAAATAGTAAAAGATCCAGCAAACAGCGGACTTGGTGCTCATTATGGAAAAATTCGAAGTAATAGATGGCACAAAGAAGTAAAAGATTTAACGCATGAACTTGACGGTGCAATGGAGATAAAATTTACAGGTGGAGAACCTATAATGATTCCACAAGTTAGAAAAATAATAAATTATCTTATTGAAAAAGATCTAGCTAAAAATATAAATCTTGCACTTACAACAAATGGTACATGGGATCTAAGTATATACTATGAAAAGTTTGCACAGTTCAAAGACATTACAGTAACAGTAAGTGCAGACGGAATTGGACCACTGTTCAATTATCTAAGACAAAATGCTGATTGGAATCAAGTGTGGCCTAATATACTAGACATAAAAAAGAATGTCAAGAATCTTTTTGTATTGTGTACACCCCAAGCACTGAACAATCATTTATTAGATGACATTAGAAAGTTTTTTGCAGACCATGATATAAATTGTATTTTCAATCAACCTGTATATAGTCCAGTCTGGATGAAACCAAATGCACTTGATGATCCTGAACTCAAAGAAAAATTTGTTGAACAAATGACAATACTAGATAGAATACACGGCACAGATTATAAAGAGCATATGCCATGTCAATAACTTTTGCAAAACAAGCACTAACAGATCAGCAGTTTGATGACATGTATGACGACTATATAAAGTGGTTAATGAATTATAGAGTAAACATTGATGCTACACATAGATGTATGTTGGCATGTGTGTTTTGTAATAGAAGTTTTTTGCCTTGGGGTGTGGATCAAATAAAAGATCATCAAAAGACCTATGGAGATCTGACTGTAGAAGATGCAATGCAACTAGGTAATAGTTTTAAAGAAAACATGTTCTGTGGTAACATAAGTGATCCTATATACAATCCACAGTTCTTAGATATACTTAGAGCACTTGGCACTACAACTACTGAAAGTGTGCAAATACACACAAATGGCAGTTGGAAACCCAATGAATGGTGGCATGAACTGGTTGATATTTGTAACAGTCAGAAATATTATACAGAGTTGGTTTTTGGCATAGATGGAATAGATGACAAATGTGCAATACATAGAGCAAATCAAAAATTTGATGAAAGTTGGTATGCAATGACCTATTGTAAACAAAACTTGAATCCAGAAAACAGTCTTGTTGTGTGGCAGTTTATTCCTTTCAAATACAATCAATATGAAATTGAACAAGCAAAAGCATTAGCTAAACAACATAAACTTAGATTCTTAATTCTTAAAAGTGGGAGATTTGGATTTGAAAATGGTCCTTTAGATCCACCAGATGATGAAAGTTTATATAGCACTAACATAATAAGCTCAAGAGAATATATAAAATATGACGAAGATTAAAAAGATTAATCCAAAATGCATGCCACATAACTTTGATTTCATCAAAGCAAAAGAATTGGGCAACTTTCCAAATTTTACCAGTGCTGGATTTATGTTACCTTGCTGTTGGTTAGATCATACTCCGCTTAAAAAAGAAAACTTTGCAAATCTTTGGGATGAAGAATTAAACATAAAAAATGTTGATTCTATTCAAGAAATATTGTATAGTAAACAATGGAAAGAATTTTTCAGAAACTTAATGAATGACCAGGAGAAAGCACATCATATTTGTTGGAAAAATTGTTCAGTGGAAGTAGAGGAATAAGTTGGGTAGAAAACAATTAGAAGATGAACTGAATGAAACCAGAGACTTGCTTAACAGCATAAGTCCTAGTTTTTGTTTAGCCAAATGGATGCAACATACTCTATACCTACAAAATGGTATGAATCACAGTTGCCATCATCCACCTACACATAAAATACCGGTTGAAGAAGTAATTGCAAATCCTAAAGCATTGCACAATACCAAACACAAAAAAGAACGTATGAGACAGATGCTGGCAGGTGAAAGACCTAAAGAATGTGACTACTGTTGGCGAGTAGAAGATCAAGGTGAGAAGTTCTTCAGCGATAGGACATACAAAAGTCAAACCAGTTGGGCAATGCCCTACATTTATGATGTAATGGAAAAAGGTGCTGATACAGATATAGAACCAAGTTACTTAGAAATTAGTTTTAGCAATGTTTGTAATTTAAAATGTGCATATTGTAGTCCTGATCTCAGCAGTAAGTGGATGGAAGAAATAAATCAACACGGACATTATCCTACACATTTTAAACACAATAATCTAGAAGCACAAGTAGATATGGGCAGAATGCCTATACCTAAAAAAGATCCTAACCCTTATGTAGATGCTTTTTGGAAATGGTGGCCTGAGTTGTATCCAAATTTACATACACTTAGACTAACAGGAGGCGAGCCTCTGATGAGCAAAGACTGTTGGAAAGTATTAGAAGCAATTCGAGATGACCCAAGAGATGATCTCGTTCTTGCAGTTAATACAAACTTGGACGTAGAACCTAAACTATTGGAAAGATTTGTAGCTATTGCTAAAGAGATAGGTCCTAAAATCAAAGAATTTCAAATTTTTACTAGTGGAGAAAGTACAGGAGCGGCGGCTGAGTATGCACGTTATGGCTTAGATTATGATAGATGGTATAAAAACTGCGATTGGATATTAAGCGAGCTATACGGCGAGTTTAAATTAGTATTTGCTTTTATGACCACAGTAAATATATTAAGCGTAGGATCATATCATTTGTTTTTAAAAGATGTGCTAAAACTAAGGGCTAAGTATATTAAACACAAGGATGATGGAAACTTATTACCTTGTATGTCTAACTTTCTTCGCTATCCTAATTTTTTAGCAATTTGCAATCTAGACGATAAAACCAAAGCTAGTGTTGAAAAAGATATTATAGAGATAGCCGAAAGCTACCAAATTGGAAACACCAAAGACACAGGATTTTTGTGGCTAGAAGAAATTAATCAACTAGAAAGATTACTAGGTTTTATGAACGATGATAATATTGGTACATTAGATATGAACAGAAGCGATTTTTGGAAATACATGGACGAATACGATAAACGTAGAAATACTAATTTTTCAGAAACATTTCCAGAACTAGCATCATATTATGAAATATGTAAAACACATAAATGGCAAAGTGCATCTTTGACTTATACAGGATAATCATGAAGCATAAAGAATTACAAAAAGTTAAAGACCAGGTTAACAAAGTAGGATGCGGATTTTGTGCCGCCAAGTGGTATAACAGTACTATATGGTTGAGCAACGGCAGAACTGCAAGTTGTCATCATCCAGAAGCACACTACATACCACCAAGAGAAGTTTTTAAAAATCATAAAGCACTACACAACACAGAGTTTAAAAAACAACGTAGAAAAGAAATGCTTGAAGGTAAGCGTCCTGAAGAATGCACTTATTGTTGGGCTGTAGAAGATGCTGAACCAGATGCTATGAGTGATAGAGTTTTTAAGAGTAGCATCTACACACCTGAAGAAATAGAAGCAATCAAAGAAATTGGGTGGGAAGAAGATGTAAATCCTAAAACACTTGAGATAAGTTTTGACAACTTGTGTAACCTAAGTTGTAGTTATTGCAATGCAGAGTTTAGTACAACTTGGGCCAACGACATAAAGAAAAATGGTATATACGAAGGAATGAAAACAGCTGGCGGCGGCGCATACCAAAACGCCGGAGATCATGCACACAGCTTTGGACTTAAAGGACACGACGGTAATTTGTTTACCAAAGCGTTTTTTAAATGGTTTGATGATGGTCTTAAAGATGACCTACAAGAACTAAGAGTCACAGGAGGTGAACCAACTCGTAGTCCTCACTTTTGGAAGTTAGTTGACAAGTGCGAAGGTGCTAAATTTAACTTTGCAATAAACAGTAATCTCATACTAGAAGATAGTATGATGGACAAGCTAATAGGTGCAAGCAAAAAATTCCAAACATTTGATTTGTACACCAGTTGTGAAACATCAGGTAAACATGCTGAACTTATTAGACACGGATTTAAATATGATACATGGAAAAACAACCTAGTACGTTTCGCAAAAGAAGGCGCATATAGACATATTAGTATTATGATGACTATTAGTAACCTTACATTGTTTAGTATTACTGATTTCTTTGACGACATTATTGATCTTAAAAGAGAATTTAGTAACAAAGCATTATTTCATATGACATTGAACATATTGCGTTTTCCTAGTTTTCAAAGTGTAACTCTATTACCAGATTACATCAAAGAAGAACGTATAGAACATTTAACAATGTGGTTAGATGCATTTGGTGGTTTCTTAACGGATAGTGAAAAAGCACATATTAGTCGTTTAATTAGTTACTTAGAAAAAATTGATAAGGCACTAGAAGATACTGATTCAACAGAAGACAAAAGAGAAGACTTTGTAAAGTTTTTTACTAGCTATACACAGCGACGTGATATTGACATTGTGGAAACAATAGACAATGATGGGTTTACAAAGTGGTGGGAGGAAATGAATGCAGAAAGGGCCTAATAAAGATCCCAGCAAAAGTTTTTGCATTATACCTTGGGTTCATATGAATACCTGGCCCAATGGTAGTGTGTTTCAATGTTGTATTACTGATTATAGAAATGTTATCGGCGATCTTAAAAAGAATACACTAAAAGAAGTTTTTAACAATGAATACATGCGTAATCTAAGGCAAGAGTTATTAAATGGTGATTTTCCTGAAAGCTGTAAAAAATGTTATGAACAAGAAGAAATGGGCATCACTAGTTTTAGACAAAATGCAAACTTTACTTTTAATGAACACGTTGGAACTGTAGATGAAAAAACAGATAGTTCTGGGCATGTAGAAGATATGAAACTATACTATTGGGACTTTAGATTCAGTAATCTTTGTAACATGAAGTGTAGAATGTGTGGAGGTCATTTAAGCAGTTTATGGAATGCAGATGAACTGGCTGTCTATGGTAAATCAAGTGAGTCAGCTCCTGGTGGTGTTGTAAACACTAAAGATCTCAGCGTAGATAACTTGTATGAATTGTTAGACCAACACATAGAACATGTTGAAGAAATTTACTTTGCTGGCGGCGAACCTCTTATAATGGACGAACACTATTACATTATAGAAAAGTTAATCGAAAAAAAGCGTACTGATGTAAAACTAAGATACAATACTAACCTACTAAAGTTAAACTTTAAAAAATGGGATAACATAGAATTATGGAAACATTTTGATAGTGTAAATGTGATTGCAAGTTTAGATGCTATGGATACTAGAGGAGAATATATACGCAAAGGTACAGTATGGAGCACTATTGAAAAGAATGTTGATAGGATAAGTCAAGAAGACATCATGTTCAATATTTCACCAACTATTAACTTGTTCAATGTAAAAGCAACTACTCAATTTGTTGATTGGTTGTTTAGCAAAGGATTAGATCCAACAAAAATACATTTGAATAATGTGTTGACAAATCCCCAATGGTATCATGTAAATATATTATTAGACAATGATAAACAGGAAATAAAAGAATCTTTTGACCAACACATCACTAGTATTGGTGATGTAAATGGAAAACAAGATCTCAAAAACAAATACGATAGTATTACAAGTTATTTGAAAAATGATATGGATGATGAAAAATTGAATTTTACTAGAGCAAAGTTTTGTGAAGTTACAGATATGCTAGACAAACATAGAAAAGAAAGTTTTGTTGAAATTTTTCCAGAGTTAACAGATTTTTACCAGGAGGCAAAGCAACAGTACGACAAGCAGTGGAATAGCTGATGACAGTAAGTGAAACATTCTGCGTATTACCCTGGTTACATCTACACTTTCATCCAGATGGAAAAGTGCATCATTGTTGCCTTGGTCATAAAGAAAGTGCTATGGGCGATCTAAGTGATGGTAGTCCTGATGAAATTATCAACAATGAAAAGTATAAAAAACTAAGACTCAAACTTTTAAATAATGAAAAGCCCGATAGTTGTATAAGGTGTTTTGAAAGAGAACAATACAATGTAATAAGCATGAGGCAACATCATAATGAATATTTTAGCAAAGACATACCTCAACTAATCAACAATACTAATACAGACGGAAGTATAAACAAAGTAACTTTCAAGTATTGGGATTTTAGATTCAGTAACTTGTGTAATATGAAATGTAGAATGTGCGGAACTGGGTTTAGTAGTTTATGGTTTGATGATGAAGTTGAACTAGAACGTAGAGGACTAGCTAAAGTTAGCGTAGAAAAAAGAGTTGTAAACAGTCAAGAAAAATCACAAATAAATCTTAAAGAATGGGTTGATAGCAAAATTCAAGATGTGGAGTATTGTTACTTTGCAGGTGGCGAACCACTTATAATGGAAGAACACTATTACATACTTAAAAAACTTATTGATCATAAACGTTTTGATGTGAAAATTAGATACAACAGCAATTTACTAAAATTAAAGTTCAGAGACTTTGATTTAGTTGACATGTGGAAACGTTTTGATCTAGTACAAGTAAATGCAAGTATAGATGATATAGAAACAAGAGCAGAATACATACGCAAAGGAACCAAATGGCAAGACATTGAAGATAATATCAAAAGATTGCTAGATACAAACGTTAGATTAAATGTAGACTGCACTACACAAGCTATGAATGTGATGACTCTACCTGAACTGTTTCAAAGATTACATGAAATTGGTTTACCAATGTTTAGAGTTCAACTGCACAATCTCTTGCAGTATCCAAGAAGTTTTACAGTTAAAATATTAAGCGATGAACTTAAACAACAAGTAGAACAAAAGCTAGCAAACTATGTAACTACACAACCAGAAAACATACAAAATGATTTAAAGACTAAATTTCAAACAATAGTTGAATATATGAATAACATGCAAAATTTTGATGACGTACAAAATTTACGCAAACAGTTCAAAATAAAACAAAATGCGTTAGATGATATGAGACAGGAAAAATTTACAACTGTTTTCCCACATTTAAAGGAATGGTATGATGCAATTCCTGTGTGATTTACCTTGGGTACATTTTAGTATGTTCCCACATGGCAGTACTAGTGTATGCTGTGAAGCAGAACATAAGAAAGCAATAGGGCATGGGTATAACATCGATGAACGAGGTAAAAAGAATATACTTGGTGTAAAAAATTATAGCATAGAACAAATCATAAACAGCGACAACTATAAACGCATACGCAAAGAAATGTTACAAGGTAAAGTTCCAGATGCTTGTATGGGCTGTAAAAAAATTGAAGACAGTGGAGGTAGAAGCAAACGTATCCGAGATAGTATTTGGAAAGATGACTGGCAAGCAGTTACCGAAGCAGACGGTACAATTAAACCTAACTTGCGTAGCATAGAACTTAGGCTAGGTAATCATTGCAACCTACGCTGTAGAAGTTGCAATGCTGAGAGCAGTACAAAATGGATAAAAGAATATGATATGCTCAAAGACAAGCTACCATTGGCAAGTGCGTATGATAATATTCGAGCTGAAGATCGCTACAGTTTTGATTGGGTAGACAGCGATGATTTTTATCAAGACATATTAGAACACACCGGTGATTTACGAGAGTTACATATAAGTGGTGGTGAACCTTTTTTAGTCCCAAGACATTTTAAGTTTTTGCAAGGATTATTAGATCGAGGAAAGACTGATATAAACATAGGATACCATACTAATCTCAACTATGACTTGGATAAAATTAAACCTGGATTAGAAATACTCAGTAAATTTAACGGAGTAAGATTTAATCTAAGTTTAGATGATATTGACCAAAGAAACGCATACATACGCAACCCTGCCAATTGGGAATTGAGTATAAAAAACATTCGTTTATTTCAAGAACGTTACCCTAACATAAAACTATTGATTTGTCAAACTGTAAATGTGTACAACTTTTTATATGTAGAAGAACTTTGGCAATGGCTACAAGACAACGATATAGACTTGTATCATTATTATAACCATGTGCATAGTCCAGACTATCAAACAGCTTACATTATACCAGACAAAATGCGTAAACAAAAATTAGATAGTTTAACAGTTAAACTACCAGAACACATGCACACAGATTTGATGGGTAGATATCACAATGAGTTGAATTACGATTCAGCTAGAGAAACATTTGTACATTTTACAAAAGCATTAGACAACACAAGACGAGAAGATTGTCCTACTGTGTTTCCTAAGTTGGAGTTTTTGTTTTGAGCTGGACACAACCTAAATACAATCAATATCAGTTTCATGTAGAACTAAGCAATGTATGTAATGCCGCTTGTCCTATATGCCCTCGCTATTGGGCAGGTAGTAAAATAACAAGACCAGGTCTTGTGCCAACGAGCATTACAATTGAACAGTTTAAAAATTGGTTTCCTGTTGATCTGATGTCAAAAAATGTAGATAGAATGATGTTGTGTGGAAATCAAGGAGATCCTTTTGCCGCAAAAGATATTGTTGAGATATTAGATTATTGTGCTAGTGTATTACCATACAACAAACAATTAGTAACTCACAGCAATGGTGGATTACGAAGTGAAAATCTTTGGAGAGAAGCAGGTAAGATACTAAAAAAGAATCCTAAATGGTTTATGTGGTTTAGTATCGACGGACTAGAAGATACAAATCATTTGTATAGGAGAAATGTAAATTGGGATAAGTTAATGCGTAATGCACAAGCATTCATAGAAGCAGGTGGTACAGCTTATTGGGATATGCTTGTATTCAAACACAACGAACATCAAATTGAAGATGTCAAGAAATTAGCCAAAGAGATAGGATTTAAAAGTGTTAGAATTAAAAATCCTGATGGGTTGGTATGGGATAACAAAATACAAAAAAGAGGTGTGTATGATAATATAGGTGATTTAGAATATTATATTGAAGCCGCAACAGATTTACAGTATGTGAATGCACCAATAAGCATGGAAAGAAACTTACAAGATCCTTCACCAAGTGTGGGTAAACCTCCAGAAAAATGGGAAGATTTATATGCTCCTGAAGCATACAAACAATATCAGTATCATAATATAGATTGCAAAAGTCTAAAAGGAAATGGTAGTGAAATAATGATACAATGTGATGGTACTGTTATGCCTTGCTGTTACATTGGAGAATTATGGACAAGCGGAAGACAAGATGATGCAAAAAGACAACTTGAAAATATGTGGGATATGCAGTACTTGGACTTGACAAAAAATAGATTTAGTGATATAATGAATTATCTAGACTTAACAGTATTAAAGTCTTGGAGTTATCAATCATACGAAGAAGGCAAGTGTATGTACTGTGCTAAAATTTGTGGAGACAATAGTCCTATAGATAGATTGATTCATACAAAAGCGGGGCCAGGTCATGACACAATTCTTAATTAAATTTTATTGGAAAGGGGATCAAAAAAGCCAGTTGTTGTACAATTTATACGACAATAATCCAGCAGTTGAAGACTTTGTTAAAACTGTAAAGCATGGTAGTGATGTTCCAGTATACAATACTAGTATGGTGTTTACCAAAAGCGAAACTGTTAACAAGTATTGCGAACTGTATAGACAAGCTAAACAGTTATTAGAAACAAAAATATATAATGATACAATAGGAAAAATAAATCCAGAAATTATACTTGATGGATGGAATCAAGATACACTTAATTATTTGCACAACTATGTTGAAGAGTACGAAATACTTATTGATCAGGTCAGTAATGAGGAAAATAGATGGCTAGGTCCATTAATCAGTAAATTCAATGACAACATACACAACTTAGAAAATGATAGAGTTGGATATGAAGGTAGCTGGTTAAGTTTTAGAATGGATCCATTTAAGAAAATACCACTCAGAGAAGAACACATGGACTTGTTTACACCAGGATACACTCAGCGTTGTTTGTATTTAGGCTACAGTGAAATAGGCAAAACACTATGGCACATGTACGAAGCTGATGATAAGCAAGCGGCACAGCGTAAACAAAGTAATCCAAAACAAAGCATTACCAATGAAATAATGTTGCCATACTTCAATGCAATATGGGATTGGGACAAGTACGATGAATGGTGTATTCAAAACGCACAAGGAGTTGACCATGAAGATCCAAGGCAATGGGGTCAGATTGAAATAGGTAAACTAGCAGATTCACATGCATATCAGCTAAAACCTTTTGATAAAGTAGAAGTGGAGCTCAGAGAATAATGTACAAAAAGTTAGTAATAACACTCAGGAACACCGAGGACACTGACTCAAAAGATGTTGTATGGGATATTAGAGAACATGCACTAGCACAAAAATGGGCCCAAGCACTACAGACTGATTACTTGGAAACTGAAGCAAGAATAGAAAAACAATTTATGTTACATGGGTGGGTATATCCAAAAACAAATAACGAACGTAGTATACCTTTTATGTGTAAAGAGCTTAATTTTCACATTGACAAAGTAAACAACTACTGTATAAAACATGCAATTGATTACGATATTATTAATTTGCACTTTGATCCAGATACAGTTAATCAAGACAAATTAAACAAAATACATCATCATTTTGAAATACTAATTGGACAAATATGGAACAAAAATCCAATTTACGAGAAATTTGATCTACCTCATCAGTTTAGTATTAACAACTTTAATTGGTTGTGCCATGAAATAGAAAGTCAACTCAGAGGAATAAACGCATATAAATTAGGCAGGAGTTCAAGTAGTATTGTTATTTGTATGAAGCCTATTATACGACATGACATGGTATTGGAAAATGGAGACTATGATCATTTTGAAATGAAGGATCAAGAATTTGGCCAAATAAGAATGCACTATGCACAAACAGGTAAAACACACAGAGAAGCATGGCACGACGATGATGAAGATATCTATAACAGTAATATAAGTGGCATACGCTATTTGAGCGGCGAGTTTGATATCAATTTGAATAGCGGAAAAGAAAGTGAAGATTGGGATTCGTTTCGTACATGGTGTATGGAAAAACAAATTGATGTAAATGATAAAACACTTAGCTTGGGTTGGTGCATATTTGGTGATATCAATAAAGAAGAAAGTGGACTTGCACAAGACAATATGCTGGTTATGATGGAACTGTGGAAATACGACGACATTTATAGTATTAGTCTATTAGATGAAAACAACAATAAATTAGCTAACAAGAGTTGGGATTATAGTTGGCTAGATTGGTACAATGAACGCAAAGCCCAATTATAAAAATTGTTAAATACAACGAGAAATTAAGGTAAAAACTCGATCGATATGGAAACAGATTACTCTAGAAGTAAAGATGGACAAAAGCTCGAAACCAAGTATTTTTGTGCTTTACCGTTCCTTCATTATGAAATTAAAACATTTGGACATGTTGCACCTTGTTGTGTAAGCAGGACTGTTTATAAGGATGAAAAAGGTGTGCCTTTCAATGCGGCAACGCACAATATTCAAGACATTGTAAACAGTAAAGATGCAGTTGAAATGCGTCAACAGGCACTAGAAGATAAACCTGTTAGAGGCTGTGAAGAATGTTATATTGAAGAAGCTGATGGTGGTGTAACAAGACGCATGAGAGAAAATCTAGGTTATGCCGATCGAGGAATAATGATAACTGAAAATAAATTTACACACAAATATTTAGATTTAAAGTTGGGCAATCTATGTAATTTAGCTTGTAGAATTTGCAATGCCTGGAGTAGCAGTCGTTGGGTAGACGATCTACGGCAAGCAGGATTTGATAACTATTTTAATAGTAAACAAAATCACAATATGAAATGGTATGAAAGTCAAGAATATTGGGAAACACTAGAAATGTTTTTACCACATATCGACCAAATTGATTTATATGGAGGAGAGCCTTTTTTAATTAAACAGCAATTTCAATTTTTAGAAAAAATTATCAAAAAAGGATATGCACAAAACATAACTTTGAACTATGCTACAAATGGTAGTGTTTATCCAAAAAATGCAATAGACAACATCTGGCCTCATTTTAAAATTGTGCATATGCTGTTCAGTGCTGATGGAATTGGCCCTACTTTTGAATATGCAAGATATCCAGGCAAGTGGGACGTATTTAAAAAAAATTTAAAACGTTTTGTTTGGGATCATGGGTTTAGACCTAAGATCAGCTATAGTATCAGCAACTACAGCGTATGGGATCTAATGCGTAGTTTTGAATATTATGAACGGGAATTCAAAGGCGTAGTCAAAATTTGGCCAAATTATGTTTATGACGGCGGCTCATGTGTAACCAATATGCCTGAAGAACTAAAGAAACAACTGTTAAACAAAATAAACAATGAATGGCAACCGCATTGGAAAGATATCATTGAAGAAAAAACTTGGGAAGGTATTTACAATCATATTAAAACTGTTGATCCTATTGGTCACGGCAGTGATTGGGAAGAATTCAAAAAAAGAGTTAAACTATATGATCCAATTAGAAAACAAAATATTGTTGATGTTATTCCTGAATATGAGGGCTGGTTATGAGAATACATTTATTAGGACAAGCAAGAAGTGGTACTACATATCTATATAATGTTATTAGACAACATTATGTAACTAAACAACAAGTAGACTTTGGTAACGAACCGTTTAACAGTGACTTCAGAGACAGTTCGACATTTAGCGAACAATTAGATCTAATTGCACAAACTCCTAGAGCAGTAATAAAAAATCATACATTACATTTGCCTCAAATGCCTCCTGAAGAGCTTGACAGGTTAAAAGGACTAATGGACTTTACTGTTGTAGTGTGGAGACCTAATATATTTGAATTAACTGCTAGTCTGTGTGTAAGTGTTACAAAAGACCAATGGTATGCAAACCAACAAGATATAAAGCCAATAGAGGTTGATCCAATGATGTTTAAAATGTTTTGGAAAGGTTTTTATTGGGAAACAATGAAACTAAAGAACAATTACTATAATATAAAAGTAGACAAATGGGTACGTTATGATGAACTTACCAGAGATACAAAACAAGACTGGATTAATATTGGATTATGTATGACAGATCCAATAGCTATTGTAAACTTTCCGAAAGAATACACTAATATAAGTCCACCTAAAGATGAAATAATAATTAACTACGAAGATCTCCAAAACTTGAGTATGGAACTTGTACAACAGCAAGAAGTAAATTATTGGGGCAATCAAGATAGTTTAAATATCAAAGAAAACATAATAGAAGATTTTACATGCAGTTAAGTTTGAGCTATATATGTGATAACCCTAATAATATTCAACAAAGCTATGCAAGATTAATGCAACACTACAAAATGAGTGTACACATGGACTTTATGGACGGACACTTTGTACCACGCTTGGGTGTACACCCAGAAGCTGTTGATGAGTTAGACTATGCCGAACACATAGATATACATGCTATGATCTCTTGTAACAATCCAGCCTGGGAAGACATACTCAACACACAAGCAGATGTAATATTTGCACACTATGAAAGTTTTCACAGCGAACAACAATGCATGGACTTTTTAAACAGAGACACAAGGCTAAAACTAGCGTTTAAACCCTATCATACTATTCAACAAATTGATCGAATCTGTGATAGATTAGCAGTTGATGAATTTTTATTAATGGCTTATAATCCTGGAATAAAAGTACAAGACGCATACTACAACTTGGAAACACTTGCGGATACACAACGTCATGTTACTGTAGACGGCGGAGTTAAACTGTCTACAGTACAACAATTTAAAGATGAACCTGGAGTTACACTAGTAGCTGGTAGTAAAGTATTATTCAATGACAACTATGAGGCTAATATCGAATGCCTAATCTCTTAATACCCTGTAGTGGCCCTGGCTCAAGAAGTATTGGGTACACAAAATTTCACAAAGCACTTATCCGCATAGGCGATTGTGCAGTCATTGATCATATTATCAACAGTTTTGAAAACGTAGAAAAGATTTATATTACACTAGGATATGAAGCTGAGTATATACAAGAGTATATACAACACACGGGTCGCAAAAATGTAGAATTTATTCCTGTTGAAAACTGGAATAGCAGTCAAATTGCCAGCTTTAAACAAATACCCAGCTATGTATTTGATGAACCCGTGTACTACAATGCATGTGATAATTGGAGCACCAGTGTTGCGACTGTGGATAAAAACACTTGGTTTACTTGCACACCTGAAAATGCACAGTATTATGATACCAGTGAAGATGTGGTATACAGCGGAATTAGTTATATAAAAGATAGCAAAGAGTATTTCGATATACTACAAGCCACCGATATTAATAGAAATGATTTATTATTGCTACAGCAATTAAACGATTTACAAAGTGTTGCACTTGACGATTGGTACGATATAGGTAATGAACAAAGTTATCATACAGTAAAACAAGATGCTAGTTTTAGCGTACTAGATAAAACACAACAAGAAATTTATAATGTAAACAATAGAATTGTAAAGTTGTTTCATACCAAACCGCAAATACATTTAAACAACAATTATCCACACCCAACACCTATCGAGCATAGTGAACGAGGTTTATCATATCAACATGTGGACGGCAAAGTTAATCCATTTAATGGTGACTTTGATAAGCTATTAAACAACTTAGAAGATACTTGGCGTTTTAGTTTAAAAAATAATATTCCTTGTGTGAACAAAGCACTATGGCAAGACAAAACCTGGGAACGTTTTGATCAAATAGTACAACAATTTCCTGAGTTTGGTGGAACAATAATGATTAACGATAGCTATGTTGATTGTACTAGAATTGTTGAAAACATTGATTGGGACTTGGTAAGCACAGGAGTTGTAGGTGCATGTCATGGTGATTTAGTAGTTGACAATATAATAGTAGGTGAAGATCAAATACATTATATAGACCATAGACCAGGTGTTGTCAATGATATTTTTTATGATATTTGTAAATTTTATCACAGTTTATCACTACACAACGATAATTTAAAAAGATATAAACTACAAGAAGAACATAAAGTTTATAAAGTAAATCTATCGCCGAGCGATGAAGACAGTATTCGTTTGAATCAATTCCAGCTATCACCAATTTATCATCAGCACAAACGCAAAATTGAACTTGGTGTTGGCTGTATATGGCTTAGTATGAGTCCTTTAAACGTAGACAAAAATTTAAATAAATTTTTATTTTTATTAGCCATTGAACAGTTGAAGAAACATGAACGAATTTGATAAAACATGGATAAGTTATACCAAGGATTTAAAACATCCTCAGAATGAAGCAACAATTATTACTGCTATTAGAAGAGCAAGACGCATAGTATTCGTTGCTAAAGGTAGAGTAGGACTTGCAACCAAAATGTTTATGCAACGTCTTAGTCAACTAGGATACGCAGTAGCTCACAGTGAAGATTTGTTAATACCTGAGATAGGTTCACAAGACCTTGCAATATTTGTAACAGCAAGTGGTAGTACTGCGAGTAGTCTTGCATATGTAGACATTGCCTGTAGATGTAAATGTAGAACACTGGCAATAACTTTTAATGCCAAAGGTGAGATAAGCCAACAATGCGATCAAGTAGCTGAATACCCACAGCCCAAAGAAAAAGGATTAATGAAAAGTTATTATGAAGTTGGATTCATTTACATATTTGAAAGAATAGTTAGTTTTCTTCCGTCGGAGCAATTTGTTCATACAAATTTTGAGTAAACCAAGCATCACTGTTCCAACTTTTATCACAAATATATGCATCAAAGTGTGGTTTGTTGCCTACATGCAGTTCATGAAACTTGCAACCCCAATTAGTAATTTGTTCAGTAGTAAGATCAGTCCAATCGATACCACTGCTTGTTCCTCTGGCAGTCCAGTAGTGTATTTCGTGTCCTTCATCATACAGTTTATTAATTACTGCAATCCTATCCATATAAGGTTTAGCCCCCATATAGTCCTTGGCGCTCTTTCCCATTACTTTTTTCTCGGTGCAGATAGTGCCATCAATGTCAATATAAAGTATCATAAATATATTTATTAACTATGTACTTAATGGAGTTAAAATGAAAGTATTAATATTTGGATTACCAGGAAGTGGTAAAACTACACTTGCAAAACCGTTTGCAGAATTAATTGGTGGTGTTCATATAAATGCTGATGTGATTCGTACAAGTTATAATGACTGGGACTTTAGTGAACAGGGCAGAATTAGACAAGCACAAAGAATGAAACATTTAGCAGATGGTGTTGTAATGGCAGGAAAAGTTGCAGTAGCTGATTTTGTATGTCCAACTGAACGTGCAAGACAAGAGTTCAATCCAGACTATACTATTTGGATGGATACAATCAATGAAGGCAGATTCGAAGATACAAATGCTATGTTTGAAAAGCCAAGTTATAAAGTAGACTATCATGTATCAAAATGGTTTGATGATACCCACGCACAATTAATGCCTGTAATACAACGCTGGATGGAGCGTAATGCTGTTTAATCACTTTAAACCAACTACACAGATGTTAGGTAGATGGCAACCATGGCATGCTGGACACACAGAATTATTTAAACGTGCCTTAGCTGAAACAGGACAAGTATGTATTATGATTAGAATTGTACCACAACAAGAAGATGCAAGTGGTGGAAGAACTATGACGCAAGACGATAATCCTTTTCAAGTAATGGATATTATTGAAAACATAAAGAAAGAATTAGCAAAAGAAGGATACCAATACAATCACGAATACATTATTATGAAAGTACCTAACATAGTAGATATTAGTTATGGTAGAGGTGTAGGTTATACATTTACAGAACACGACTTAGGAAAAGAGATACACGATATTAGTGCAACTAAAATAAGACAAGACATGAGAGATAAAGGCGAACTATGATTACTTGGGGTTGGACAGGAATGTCACATGATGCTAGTTTAGCAGTCTTTAAAGACAAGCAACTGGTATTTGCATCTCATGCTGAACGCTACAGTAGAATAAAAAATGATAAAAATTTAAACACATGGTTACTTTCAGATGCACTATTAGAATTTGGCGAACCAGATCGAGTTTATTTTTATGAAACACCTTGGCTTAAAAAGACAAGACAGTTATATGCTGGGCAATATAACTTACTTAAAAAACAATCACCCACAACACATATGAGAAAAATTTTTAAAGATGCTCCTCGAAGCATTAGTACAAATCATCATCTCAGTCATGCCGCGGCTGGTTATTTTACCAGTGAGTTTACTGATTGTGCCATACTGTGCATAGACAGTATTGGTGAATGGGATACTACTAGCATATGGACAGCTCAAGGTAATCATCTTAAAAAACTATGGAGTTTACGTTATCCTGACAGCGTGGGCATATGGTACAGTGGTATGACACAGCGTATAGGTCTAAAGCCACAGGAACATGAATACATATTAATGGGCATGGCGGCTGTGGGTGACCCAAATAAATTTTATGATCAAATTAAAGAAGATTTTATTTTAAAAATGCCAACCAAAGAAGATGGTAAAATTATTTTTTTACGCAACTGTCATCGAGGTTGTTTGGATTGGATGCCCACACTAAGTAGTGTACAAGATTATGCAGATATTGCCGCTGGTGTACAGCGTATATATGAAGAAATATTCCAAGGATTAGTTGAACATACTGCTTATCTAACAAATAAAAAGAATTTAGTTTTAATGGGAGGTTGTGCATTAAATTGTGTTGCTAATAGTTTAGCTCACAAACAGTTTGATAATGTATGGATAATGCCCAACCCTGGTGATGCAGGGAGTGCTATTGGTTGTGTACTTGCACATTGGAATCATCACATTGAATGGCCCGGGGCTTATCTGGGACATAACATTAAGGGAGATTATCCAGTTGAAAAAATACTCAAACAATTACATGAAAAGAAAATTACGGCTGTGGCAAGTGGAGGTGCTGAGTTTGGCCCTCGGGCTCTTGGCAACCGTAGTATTCTTGCTGATCCCCGCGGAAATGATGTCAAGGACCTTGTTAACAGCATCAAGCAAAGAGAAAGTTTCAGACCATTCGCACCAGCAATACTTGAAGAGCATTCACAACGCTATTTCGACGGCTACACAGGCCCGTATATGCAATACACCGCAACGTGTAAAGATCCTACTTCGTTTCCAGCAATCGTCCACTACGATAACACCTCAAGAGTTCAGACAGTTGCTAAAACAGATAATACAGGATTCAGAACATTGTTAGAACGTTGGTACAAACAAACCAATTGTCCAATGCTATTGAATACAAGTTTAAATATCAAAGGAGAACCTTTGGTTAATACTAGAGAAGACGCCGAACGTTGGACAAATACATATGGAGTACAAGTATGTTTACCAGAATAATAAATTTTATTTTATATCCTTGGCATGAATATAAACGACGAAGACGATTAAAAAAGAAATTAGCAGAGCTACGAAAAAAAGACCCTTACATTTATGATTGACATTTAGTCAAAAATGTGTATAATAAAATAGTCTAGGAGATTGTATGTTAGACGTTGTTCAAATCAGCTATCACGAACCATATGCTGATGATAATTTTGAGTTACTACAACTGTTTGCACCTCACGCAAAACGTATAGAGGGCGTCAAAGGTATCTTTGAAGCACACAAAGCCGCGGCTGAAATTGCAGAGACCAGCCATTTTTATGTAATTGATGCTGATGCAGTTATGGACGAAGAATTTAGTTTTAGATTTAAACCAGATAAAGATAAAGATGCATATCCTAATATACCAGAGACAGATTGTGTTTATGTATGGCGTAGTAGAAATCCTATAAATGATTTACTGTATGGTTATGGCGGAGCAAAACTTTTTAAACGTCAAGCAATGATAGATGCTGAACATTGGAATATAGATATGACAACAACACTTGGTTGTCCTTTTGTTCCCAGGTTTCAGGTGAGTAATATTACACAGTTTAATACTGATCCTTACAGTACATGGCGTAGTGCATTCAGAGAATGTGCTAAATTAGCAAGTGCTATTATTCCTAACGGTGATAATACAGACAACGAATATAGATTAAAAATATGGCAACAAAGAGGACATAAAAGACCTTTTGGTGAATTTGCTATTCAAGGAGCAATGCAGGGTGGTGAATTTGGATCAACATATAAAAATAATCTTAAAGCATTAAATTATATTAATGATTTTAAGTGGCTACAAGAAGTATGGGACGGCGGAGTAAATGAATAATACAAATCACAACGCAGATGATGCACACTTAAAGTATCGCGATGAACTTACAAGAAATAATAAAGTTCAGCTTGCTGAAAATGGCGCACACATGGTTAATACAGAAATGCTAAAGGAATTGCATTGGTTGCACGGAATAGAAGAATACATGCAGTATACCAATGATCACAATTTAGAAAAATATATGAAAATTAAACGTGCTATAATGTATGGCAACGTATGGTATATTAAAGAACTAGTCACAGACGAAATACGCAGAGGCGAAGTAGAAAACACTGATGATTTTTTAAATATTATTCTATCATTTTACACAGGATATGAATATGTGAATCCTCGTAAACTTCTGCAATATATATCACATTGCATTGACAACGATTATATAAGAAAGATCAGCAGTTGGAGTATAAAGTGGCAGTATGATGCACTCTTAGACCAACACTTCAGCAGAGGACAAATGAAAAGCAAGTGTTGGATGGTAGAAGAAATGTCAAAAATTTTTCCAGACAAGTACTTAGGTACAGTTGTACACTATGGTGGCTGGTATGCTACAGTAGCCAAACATTTGTTTGAAAAGTTTAAAATTAAAAAATATTATAATTTAGAAAAAGATACAAAATGTATAGATATAGCCGATGACTTTAACTATGAACAGTATCAAAATCAATGGCAATTTAAAAGTGTTGTAAAAAATGTAGATAACATTAATTATAATTCTACTGGTGCTTTTCGCATGTATATTAATAGTAGAAGTGGAAAAGGTGTTCATGTTGAAGTCAAACCAGATATAATTATAAACACAAGTTGCGAGCACATGAGTGAAGATTGGTTTAAGAATTTACCAGATGGAACATTGGTGTGTTTACAAACAAATGATTATTTTTCAAATGAACAGCATATAAATTGTGTGCATGGAATAGAGGAAGCTAAAGTCAAGTACCCAATGAAAGAAGTTTTGTATGAAGGTGAAATAGATACACACTTGTATAATAGGTTTATGTTAATTGGTGAAAAGTAATGGAAAAAGCCAATACCAAATTAACTCTTAGAGAGATGCAAACTGAATGTGCTAGAGCACTAGCTACAATGCAAGCAACCAATAATAACATATATAAATTTAATAAAAAAGCACATCATAATAGCCAAACTTGGTATCTTACAGTGATCCAATGGTATGTAAATACATATGGAGATTTACCTAGTCGTGCAGGTCCAGGAAAAGAAATTAAATTAGTTATGGAGAATTAAATGTTATTTGAAAACAGCCAAGATTCATATGAAATGAACATAGATCCTGATGTAAAAAGAGTTGGAATAAAAATGAGTGGTGGTACTGATAGTACTATTGTTGCATACATGCTAGCCAAGTATTGCAAAGAACAGAGACCAGATATCACAATTTATCCAATTACAGGTGTAGGAGAATTAAAACCATTTCAAGGAATATTTTCCAAACAAGTTATAGTAAAAATAGAACAATTATTAGATTATAAGTTTGGAGAACATACAGCAGAAAGTGTTAGAAGCGATCATAATTATGTACCAGACCAAGATAAACTTGTATGGAGTGTTTATGAGAAATTTGATTTAAGCCTACATTTTAGTGGAATTACAGCAAACCCTACAGCCGAAGAAGCCCCAGAACTAGTAGATCCAACAGAATTTGAAAGTGCATGGTACAACGATAGACAAAAGCAAGACACAAAAAAATCTTATGTAACTGGTACTAGTAACAGACCATTGATTAATGTGGATAAAAAAGGTGTACATGAACACTATGTAAGATTAGGCGTACTAGAAGAATTATTCCCATTGACCAGAAGTTGCGAAATACATACCACAGACTTCAGTGAACATTGTGGTGAATGTTGGTTTTGTAAAGAAAGGTTATGGGGATTTGGTAGATATGTTTGATGTACAATTATGATGACATTGAACAAGTTCATTTGGAGATTACGCAAAAGTGCCAAGCCGCTTGCCCAATGTGTGACAGAAATGAAAATGGCGGTAAAGACAATCGTCATATAACCAATGCTGAACTTAGTTTAAGCGACTGTCAATCAATCTTTACACCCGCATTTATTCAACAATTAAACAACATGTACATGTGTGGCAACTTGGGAGATCCTATAGTTGCACGAGATAGCCTTGAAGTATTTGATTATTTTAGAAGTCATAACAAAAACATGTGGCTGAGCATGAATACAAATGCTGGAGCAAAACCTGTAGAATGGTGGCGTGAACTTGCTCAAGTATATGGTCGTATGGGTGCAGTAATTTTTAGTGTTGATGGTTTGCGTGATACAAATCACTTGTACAGGCAAAATGTTGTTTGGGATAATGTTGAACGCAACATGCGAGCATTTATAGATGCTGGTGGTAGAGCTCGTTGGGATTTTATTATATTTGGACACAACGAACACCAGGTTGAAGAAGCAGAGCAGTTGGCACAAGACTGGGGAGTAGAACGTTTTCAAAAGAAAAAGTCTGCAAGATTCTTTACTGCTGGTAGTGAACGCAAAGAAGTACATCAAGCAAGAAATAGAAAAGGTGAACAAACACAGGCTATTGCAGAGCCTGCTAAAAAAGAAAATAAAAATATAGCATTGGAAAAAACTGCTGAAATTAAAAAAACATATGGCAGTATGATGGATTATTACAACAAGTGTCAAATTAATTGTAAAGCAGTAGGGAAAAAAGAAATATTTGTTACAGCAGAAGGCTTGCTAATGCCATGCTGTTGGACAGCCGGGCGAATGTACAAGTGGTGGCACAAAGATTATAGAGTAGAACAAATATGGGATCACATTGATCGCTCTGGTGGTAAAGGCGGAATTGATATAATAAACAATGATCTTCAAACAGTAATGGAAGGTAGTTTACTCAAAGATATTGAAAACAGCTGGAGTTTAGACAGCATTGAAAAAGGCAAATTAGGAGTTTGTGCTATGAAATGTGGATCAGAGTTTGATCCTTTTGGAGCACAATTCGAATGAGCAAACATATATATGATATTTTTGAACCACGTAAATCTAAAAGCGGAATTTATAAGCCTTTTCTCATAGTTGATTGGGCAGTAGGCAGTATGTGTAATTTTAGTTGCACCTACTGTGATCCTTTGTTTTACGAAGGAAAAACTCCATGGCATGATATTGATGATTGTACTCGTTTCATTGATTGGTTATGGGAAAATGTTTGTATACCACAAAATAAAATATTGTATTTCAATATACATGCTGGTGAACCAACACTATGGCCCAACTTAGATCGTTTTTGTGAACACGTTAAAAGACTTAATACCGATAATCAAATTAGATTATTAACAAACGGAACACGAAATGTCAAATGGTGGACAAAGAGAAATCATTTGATTAATAGTATAATTGTAAGTGTACATCATGGTCAATCAAAAAATGAAGAGATCAGTGAAAAGTTTGATGCTGTTTACGACAGCGTTATAGATGTTAGTTTACATGTCATGGTAGATACAAATGCATTTGATACTTGTATAGAGACCTATAAATACCTATATAATAATTGCAAAGGACCACAGCTACAGTTTAAACCATTGAGAACAACAATTATAAAAGCTCAATTACAAAATTATACAGAACAACAGTTGAGTATAATGCAAAATTTACCGCAGAAAGAACATGGCGAGAATAGACACCAACAACAAAACCCAATGCAATGGAGAAAAATAGGAGAAGAACCAGTAAGAGTACATAGTATTGAAAAAGAATTGTTATTGACACATTTGAATAACTGGAATGGATGGTATTGTAACATGGGTATAGAAACAATAGTAGTACAACACCAAGGACATATTAAACCTGGCAGTAATTGTTTTAAATGGTTAAAATATGGAAATATTAAAGACAAAGAATACAGCGTTCCTTTGTTACCAGTATTGTGTAAATTAGATTATTGTGGTTGTTTAACAGATTTACAAACTACAAAAGTTAAAGATATTGCTGTTGGAGAGAAATATATAGATGCACCATTATTTGAAAAATCCTACGAAATTGCAACTAGAAATTAGCAGTATGTGCAATGCATTGTGCTATGGGTGTGCCCGCACGGACAAAGCAAACTTCAATGGTAAACTACCTCTTATACCAAACAAAAAAATATTAGAATTAAGTACATTAAAAAAAGCATTTACTGAATTTGAATCTGTTACTGGTTTGGATTTTTGTGGAACTGTAGATGATCCTTTTATGCACCCGCAGTTCAATGATATATTACAGCTAGCATTGGATAGTGGTATTAAAAACATCTTTATCCATACCAATGGAAGCATTAGAGAAACAGATTATTGGCGAGAGTCAGCTAGAATACTCAAACAGTTTGACATGCACAATTTAAAATTTAGTGTAGATGGTTTGCGAGATACCAACCATTTGTATAGACAGCGTACAAACTTTGATAAGATAATGGAAAATGCACAAGCATTTATAGACGAAGGAGGAACAGCAGGTTGGCAATATCTAGTTTTTCCTTGGAACAAACATCAAGTTGAAGAAGCCAGTGAACTGAGTAAACAAATGGGTTTCAAAACTTTTATACATAGAATAGATAGAAGTATAGTCAGAGAAAAAGACTGGGACATCGACGATATAATGCAAATTAAAAAAGCAAATAGACCTGCAAGATTAAATGAACAGTTTGACATGCAAGGTCTATTCGATAGATTTCAGCAGTTTGAAAAAAACAAAATTGATTGTTATTTTAAAAATGAACAAATGTATTTTATTGATTTTAATGCTAGACTATGGCCCTGTTGTTTTATACGCAATTCTGAATTTGGTGGACACAATACTCATTGGCATCAAGTAAAAAGTATTATGCATGATGTATACAACGACAATGATTGGAATAGATTAGATTTACATAGTGTAGATGAGATACTTGAACACCCTTTTTATAAAAAAGATATAGTAGACAGTTTTGAAAAAGATTATGGAATGGAGTGTGGTGATAAAATGGTAAAATGTGCTAGCACCTGTAGTGTTAAAAGTCAAGTTGATAGACCTATTGCAAAATTTAAAATTGAGGAACACAATGTGGTCAATTGAAACATTAGAATGGATTGATATTGAACTTACAAGTTTTTGTAATATTCGTTGCAAAGGTTGTTTTCGTGTGATGAGTGAACATGCCGATAAGATATTAAACAAAACCTATTTGGATCTTGATACACTTAAACAAAAGTTTCAAAAAGAAATGTTTCCTAATATTAGAATTATTAATTTTTGTGGTAGTGTTGATGAGCCATGCAGTCATCCTCAGTTTCACGAAATTATAGAACATTTTGCAGATTGGAATGCACATATCAATATTGCTACAAACGGAAGTCTACGCACAACAAAATGGTGGGAAAAGTTAGCAACTATACTTCCTCCTAGTCATAAAGTTGTATGGGGTATTGATGGCAGTGACGAGCTTAGTGAAGTGTACAGAGAAGGTTCAAATTTTAAAAAAGTTCAACAAAACTACAGGGCATTTATTGCCGCTGGGGGTAGAGCCAATTGGCAGTTTATTAGTTTTGAACACAATGAACATCAATTGGAGACTGCAAGGCAAATGGCCAAAGACGAAGGATTTAAAGAATTTAAAACTATTATAAGTCATAGAAAAGATACAGGCGGGGTTAAACATAAAAAAGTTAAAGTAGAAGAAAATCCAAGTATCAGTTGTAAGTACGGAAATCAAAAAAGAATATTTGTAAATCACATGGGCAATGTTATTCCATGTTGTCATCTAAATGCAAAGATGTTGGAATATCCAGTAAGTAATAAAAGAAAAGATAGATTTGAAGATATTCTAATAGAGCAAGACTATATGAATGATATTAATCTCAACAATGTTAGTATAGATCAGGCTATTAACGGAAAAGTTTGGACTGATATTAAAGACAGTTGGACCAGCGAGTTTAGAATACCACGTTGTGAACAAGTATGTAAACAAAACAAAAGAGATATTTTTATTAAGGAAGAATTATGACAAAAATTTATGAAACACCATATGGCAACGTACACATACCTATATCTAGTCCGATAATAACTGTTAGGACCAGTGGCGGGTTTGATAGTGCTTTATTACTGTATATGATAGCAAAGACTTGTGTTGAAGCAAATTCAAAAGCTATTATACAACCATTAACTGTGGTTAGAACAAATGAAGACGAATATCCAAGTTGGCATAGGGTTGATAATAGACCTATTGTAGATGGTATTGTTGATTGGGTTCGCAGTGAATTTCCAACAGCAGATATCAAAGACAAAATTTGGAGAGATGCATTTAAATGGTGGGAAAATGGAAACGTAAGTTACACTGATGCTCAACGAAATTTAGTCAATGAGCAACACTTAGATGGCCCACCAGCAAATCAAAGTTGGCATGATTGCGAGCTTCATGATTATAATGGTGTTACAAAAAATCCTCCAGTACCAATGTCAATTGAAAATCAACATGAGAACAGAGAATTAAAACGTGACCACAATGATGCAAATAGTCCGGCAGTAGCTGAAGATAGTTGCACAGTTATTCATGGAGCAAATAATACAAATAAAAGAATGGTAGAACCATTTCGTAATACAGACAAGCGTGTGTGCATTTATCTTGCCAAACAGTTTGATGTTTTTGAAAAATTAAATACTATTAGTCGCAGTTGTGAAGGCAATAGAGAACGCACAGATAATTGGACAAAGACTTGTAATGTGTGTTGGTGGTGTCAAGAACGTGCTTGGGCTATCAATCCGCATCCTTGGGGTACTGAAAAGGAAACATCATGATTAGAGTAGGCAGTTATGTCTGGTATTTTGATAGAATAGATCCTACACCTATTATGCAGGTGTTTAGCGACTGTGACGTAATGTTAATACAACGGTTTCCAAAAAACTTAGTAAGTTATTTTGGTGATTGTTGGTTTATAGAAAATTATAAATCACATGGAATGCTGGTCAGAGGTTGCAAAAATATTGCTACTTATGAACTACCACACAATACTGGACACAATGAAGCACAGAGTCAAGGCAAACATATTCCAGTATTGCACATGGATAATTGCAAAATTATAAACTGTTTAACCAGTTATGATCACACCAAAATGAATCAGCAATTAGATTTTGTTGCAAGTCTAGTAGAAGATGATTGCATACTCACAGGTGATATGCACAGAGAAGATAGGTTTATAAATGACATATACAACAAGTACGAACTAACAAACCATATGAAGCACAATACATTTACCAGTCCCAATGGCAGTAAAATAGGATTAGATAAAATTTTAACAAAGTCAAATATATCAATTACTGATGTTGTAGTTCACGAAGAACTAGCACAAAATACAATAGAACATTATCCATACGAGTTTACAATCAATGTCTGATTTACCCAGTGATACATTTTGCATTTTACCTTGGGTACACCTAAGCACAAGACCCGACGGCAGTATGCGAGTTTGTTGTACAGCAAATGCTAGTAGTGTTGGTGCTACCAATGATAAAAAACATGGCGGCATGGTAGGCGTACTCAAAGATGATGAAGGAAAACCAAACAACTTAAACATTACTGACTTTGAAAGCAGTTGGAACAGTACCTATATGCGTAATGTAAGACAGCAAATGCTAAATGGAGAAAAGCCACCCAGCTGTATTAAATGTTACAAAGAAGAAGCGGCAGGACATATGAGTAAACGTCAATGGGAAACCAAATACTGGATGCAAAGAGTTGACCTAGAAAGTTTACTACAGAATACAAAAGAGAACGGTGAAGTTCCTCCACAGTTAGCATACATTGATTTACGCTTTGGAACAAAGTGTCAATTGGCTTGTGTAATGTGTAGTCCACATGATAGCAGTGGCTGGATAAAAGATTGGAAAGCTATACACCCACAAATAGAAAATCCTAGTTTAAAGAGCAATACACAATGGAGAGACAAAGGTAGTATAAACGGAAGCAGTTACAACTGGCACAAACACAATCCAAAGTTTTGGGAACAATTTTATGAACAAATGCCTCATATGAAACAGGTATATTTTGCAGGTGGTGAAAGTTTAATTATTGAGGAACATTATGAAATACTTGAAGAAGCAATTAGGCAAGGCATTGCAGGTGACTTGGAACTACGTTATAACTCAAATGGAGTTGAATGGCGAGAGGATTTATTTGATCTATGGAA